ATGCGCGGGTATCTACTTTTGACCGAGGCGAGAAGCGGCTCGAATTGGCTTGGCTCCCTCATCAACAATTCGGGAAACATGGGGCGGTCGAGCGAATGGCTGTCGCCAAAAATCCATCGTCTCGACACCAGTTCCTTGTCGTGGGAGGAATTCTTCGAGGAAATCATCAGAAAGAGTTCTACCGAGAATGGTAATTTCGGGCTGAAGATATTCCCCAACCATCTTTTCATCACCCGTGAAATCTACGGGATGGACTTCATTCAATACTGCCTTTCCGTGCATGATGTGGCGCTTGTCTTCCTGCGACGCGACGACACGCTACGACAAGCCATTTCCTATGCCAGGGCAAGGCAAACGCGCAGTTTCGCTGCCCATATTGCGGGAAATTCTGATCCTCAATATGATTTCGAAGAGATCGCGAAATGCTTTTTCTATATTCGCGACAGCTATAGTTTCTGGAGGAGCTATCTGGAACTTACGGGCGCGAAGTCTACCGAGTTTGTTTACGAGAACCTGGTCCCGGACCCTTCGCCTTTCGTCTCTTGCGTTGCGGAACACCTGGGGGTGCCCGCGCCGGGCGCGCTCCAAACGACGATGGCGGTTCAGCGCGACGGGGTGACCGATGAATGGGTTGCCCGCTTCGACGAGGATCGCAGATCCGCACACTTGCTGGACGCCTACGATCGCCGGGAACACATACCCGGGAAGATCAAGAACTTCTTCAAACTGGCGACGCGGAGCCTTGAGCCGCGATATCCGTTCGCGTTCTGACGGACGGGTTCGGATCGTTTGGCTGGCGGGCAGCGTGTGGAGTTGAATTATCGAGGCGATATCGATACACGCTCGTATCGTGGCGGCCGACTGGAGCGCATATTGGGCGATCTTCACTATCCTTTTCGTCTTTCTGACACCCGGCGAAACCACAGGAGTCTTCTAGATCGGTTGATGACCCGGTATGAGACTTACAAACTCGCCGCTCGAGTGCGTAAAAGGAAACGCGAGATCGCGATGGTCTGCCTGCGGGAAGGTGGTCAACGACCCCTCGCCAAGGATGACATTCCGCTCGTTTTCAATACCCACAACGACCTAAAGCTGATGCCGCCCTTCCTGGCGCATTACCGGAAGCTCGGCGTTTCCCGTTTCATCTGTGTCGACGACGTCTCATCCGATGGCACACGCGAATACCTGCTTTCTCAAGCGGACGTCGACGTGTGGAGGTCGCCTCTGCGTTACCGCGAGGCTCGCCGCGGCCGTGAGTGGCGCGAAGCCCTATTCGACCGCTACGGGGGGGATAGGTGGTATCTCAATGTCGATTCAGATGAATTTCTGATCTATCAGGACTCCGAGCATCAGCGCCTCGACAAGCTGATCCAGGTACTCGAACGGCGGGGCGACAAGCGTCTCGCTGCTCCCATGCTCGACATGTATCCGACCGAGCCGCTCGGTTCGGCCACGCTCGACACCGACGATCATCGCATGCCGTGGGAAATCGCCGACCATTTCGACGGCGTCGGGTATGAAATCAGTTACACCAAACGAGCCATAAGCATCACGGGCGGCCCGCGGAAGCGCAAGTTCGCGCATGTGCTGGAGCTCATCAAATATCCGCTGATCTTTTGGGACAGGAATTGCAGTCTTAGTGTCAGCATTCATCAGCCGCTGCCGTGCGAGAGAAACTTCCTGGACATTTCCGGGGTGCTGCTACACTTCAAGTTCTTTTCCGATTACCGTGAGAAGATAGAGCAGGCGGTAAGCGACGGACAATATTTCGACGGGGCGGCCATCTACCGCAAAATGTTGAATGACCTGCAGAAAACCGGCGAATTCGATTTTGCCGATGAGCATTCCGTTCGGTTCTCCGGGTCAAGGCAATTGCTCGAGCTCGGTTTCATCGCGCCTATTCCCTTCGCATCGGAGCCGACCGCGCCGCGGGAAGCAAGCAAGCAGGTGTGACGTCGCGATTGTTGCGCTCCGCGTCCTTTTATAATTCGTACCAAAACCCTTAAACTCTCGCCCCGCAAGCGCTATATGCGCCTTGCATGGCCGCATCGCGGTCGGGAGTTGAAATGGGAAGCACAAAGATGCAGCGTATTCTGTCGTTAATGGCGGTTGCCCTCGTGGTCATGTTAGCGGTGGTTGACGTCGCCGAAGCCCGGCGCGCCGGGGGTGGATTCGGCTCGCGTGGCAGCCGGACCTTTTCCACCGCACCGGTAACGCGCACGGCGCCCACTTCGGCCGCGCCGATCGAGCGGACCATGACGCCGCGGCAGAACGCGCCGAGCGCCGCCAGCCCGACCACGCAGAACCGGACGGCAAACCGTCCCGGCTTCTTCAACAGTTTCGGCGGCTCGATGCTGGGCGGACTGCTGATGGGCGGGCTGTTCGGCATGCTGCTCGGTCACGGGTTTGGCGGCGGCATCGGCTTCCTGGGCCTGCTGCTGCAGCTTGGCCTGATCTTCCTCGTCGTTACCTTCGCGATGCGGCTGTTTGGCCGCGGGCGGAGCCCGGCCTATGCGGGGTCTTCGGTACAGTCTTCAGCAGCCGCAACAGCGCCGTCGTCCTTCCGCATTCCAGGAATCGGCGAGGGGTCGGGTGGCCTCGGTGCGAGCGCCGCCGCGGCCTCTACGACAGCGTCCGCGTCCGCCGTGGGAGCGCAGACGGACGAGATCGGCATCGAGCAGCGCGATCTCGACCGGTTCGAAACGATGCTGAAGGAATTGCAGGCGGCCTACGCGGCGGAAGACTATGCCGCATTGCGCCGGCTGACGACCCCGGAGGCCATGTCCTACCTTGCTGAAGAGCTCGGCGAAAACGCGACCAATGGGCTTAAGAATGATGTCCGCGACGTTCATCTGGTTCAGGGCGATGTCGCCGAGGCCTGGAACGAGAGCGGCGCCGACTATGCATCTGTCGCCATGCGCTATGAGAGCATCGACGTGATGCGGGATCGGGCAACCGGCCGGGTCGTCAGCGGAGATGCCGAGCATCCGACCGAAGCAGTGGAGTTGTGGACTTTCGTGCGCAAGCTGCGCGGCGACTGGCAGGTTTCCGCGATCCAGGCGGTCGAGGCATAGGGAAGCGGCAAGAGCCGCGATGGGTACTCCCAATCCGGCGGATGCTGGACGCCTTGGTCATCCTTTTCTCGGCACAGGAAGGCAACCGGCTTTCGTCGCAGCGCGTTGGATAATAAAATGACATCCCTTGGGGGCGGATTGACATGGTCTTGTGGGCAGCGGCATCGACCAAGCATGCAGGGGGGGCAAGCGGGGCCGTGAAACGGCGCGGCATCATTTTATGCCTGGTCGCGCTCGCCGCATCGGGCCTTGCCCGCAGCGCGGAGGCAGCGGATTGCAAGAGCCTACCGGGACCTGGGGCGGATTGGCAGGATTGCAACAAACGGCAACTGATGCTCGGCGGCAGCGATCTGAAAGGCGGCAATCTGGTCGATACGGATTTTGCCTCCACGGACCTGAACGGCGCTGACCTCACCGCGGCAAATCTGGAGAAGGCCACATTGGTGCGGGCCTCGCTTGCCGGCGCCAAGGCCGATAAAGCGAACTTTTCCAGAGTCGAGGGCTATCGTGGCGACTTCTCCGGCATTTCCGCCGAGGGTGCGTTGTTCGTCAGTTCCGAGTTGCAGCGCGCCGATTTCACCGGGGCGCGGCTGACGGGAGCCGATTTCGAGAAGGCCGAACTCGGCCGCGCCAATTTCGGCAAGGCCGTTGTGACCGGAACGCGCTTCTCCGTGGCCAATTTGTCGCGTGCCGATTTGAGCGGCGCAGTTTTCGAGGGCCCGATCGATTTCGACCGCGCCTTTCTGTTTCTGACGAGGATTGAGGGGCTAGACCTTTCGGCTGCAAAGGGTCTTACGCAGGATCAAGTCGATCTCGCTTGTGGCGATGCTGCAACGAAGCTTCCCGCTGGCCTTACTGCGCCTGACAAGTGGCCGTGCCCTCCGGACGATGACTGACCGGAAGTTTAGGCTAGTTGATGCGCTTGCTAAAGGAACTCTCGGGGAACAGGCAGAACACCGGCTTCTGCCGTAGGGCGACGGCTGATTTCGCACTGGAGGCCAGCCATCGCCGCACGGCGTCCTCGGCGCTTTCGCCGCTGACCACTTCGATCGATCGGCCCATGACATCAAGGCGGCGGCCGGAATAGCCGAGATCGTCGGGATGTCTGCCGAAGCGCGTTGGGCCGAGATCGCTGCACCATCGTTTCCTGTGCGGAAACGGTTTTGCGGGACCGGCCTCGAAGTAGGCCCAAACGTCGAAATCTTTTATGCCGTTCGTGCCGTTGAGGTAGTGGAGCGCGCTTCCCTGCGCGAGGGCCAGCAGGAGCAGACGATTGCGATAGAGGCCGGCCACTCTCGCGCGATGAAACACAGCATTGAGACTTTGCATGGCGGCCGAGGCAATCATCCTCAGATCCGCTAATGCCAATGGTTCGTAGGATCTTTCCGAGACGTCGCCGATCATGTCCGCTCCAGCCGCGACCTTGGACATGGCGCAACTATATCTCAATCTTCCTTTCATGAGGCATGGGCACGAGCCTCAGGCCGGGATGGGCAGAAAAACAACCTTCCTTAGGGTCGTCTACGGCTTTATCGGTGCATACGGCCGTGGCCACTTCGTATCCCAATGCGGCGGCGACCTTCTTCAGCATCTGGCGCGCGCGAAACTCGTGGCGGGCGGCAGCTTCCTCCTCGGTGACATAATAGGCGGCGCTAATCGCCTCGATGAGGTTCAAGGCGGCGAGATTGACGACGGCATAGGTCTCGGCGCGCATCAGAAGGACCTCCCGAACTGCTGACGATGATTATGTGTTCCACGTGAGCTTTCGGCGTTGTCGGCCCGCGCGCCTGCAAACTCGCGCTCGCGGACTATTTCGAAGAAAGCGTCGTCGGTGATTTCCGACGCGGGTACGGCTTCGCGCTGAAACACGTCACCGTCGGCGCCCAAATGCCAGGCCAGCGAGGCGAGGCTCGAATAGGTGGAGGAGAGAAACGTCCTTAGCGCCGTCTGATTTTCCGTGTCGCTCGATCGCAGCAAATCGGCCGAGAAGAGTTCCTCCACGTGATCGTGGAGATTGGATTTTATGCGTGGGATGGACATCTGCCGTTCCTCCTTGTCTCAGCCGGCAGCGTCCGCTCCGCGGCTGTGATGTTTGTTCATCAAGAGGCAACATCGATTACAACACGAATAATGTCAACACGTTTTGTGTTGTATCACCATGAGTGGGGATTGCAAAGCGTGAAAGTTGCATGGCGCGAGAGACGCAATGATCTTCAGGCGTTGCCGGCGAGCGCGATGTAGTGGACGGAGTGTACCGTGTGGGCTTCGAAACGCAGTTCTTTCTGAGGATTGAACTGCTCAAGCACCAGTTCGGAACTGTTGTGTCGAATGAACTTCTTGACGTAAGCGAGCGGGGCGCCGCCTTCTTCCAGGCGAATCTGGGCGATCACATAGTCGCCCCTCTTCACGCGACGACTGGGGTCGACGAAACAAACTTCGCCGTCTTCGTAACGGGGAGACATCGAATCGCCGGATATCGAGACCGCATAGGCTCCGGAGATGTCCGAAAGGATCGGTGGCGCAAGGACATCGTACAACACATTGCCATTCATCAGAAATTCACCATCTACACCGCCTACGGCCTGGCCGAAGACAGGGATTTTCCTGGCCTCTCCGACCACCTTTTCGATAACGGTGGCGTTCGGTGGATCGACCGCTCGCGGTTTAGGGGTCGGGATGCCGATCTCTGCGCCCGCTGCGTCACCCATGAGCCAAACGGGATCGACGTTAAACTTGCGCGCGTAGATCTTGGCCTCGGCAAACTCAAATTCGTTCTGGCCGTTCTCGTGGGCGCGATAAGTCGAGGCGACGATGCCAAGGGCGTTCGCCGCATCGGAGGCAAAGCGGTACCCCGCAGTAATGCGTGCCTGGCGCAATCGTTCAGCTTTTTCGTTCATGACATGAAGCATAGCAACACGTGTAACATAAATCATGTTGACATTACAACATGCATGGTGTCATTCATGGGTGGAACGGTCAAGGGGAGACAATCGCCTATGAACTACCCATATCCGATCTCCGAAGGAGAGGATGCAGTCGCCCAGCGTGCCATCGAGCACCGAGAGGACGTTATAGTGAGCGGGCAAGCTATGGACGGCTGCGTTTGCTGCCCGCGTCTACCATTGATGTGGCCCCGTGCTGCTTCCGGGGAGATCCGGGATTCGGCAGAGGGTCATGGGCTCGGGACAGCAGGAAGGAAAAGCGCATGACCAATTCGCAACTCACAAGGCAGCATCGCCACTATCTGGCGGTCCGTGAGCGACTGGTCCTCTCCGCGGGCAACTCAGGACGATGGTCCGCAATTGCCGATTCCGATGAAGCCGCCCCTTTGTTCCGAGATGATTGCGCCCCCGGTTTCCGGGATGATCTCGCCCCCTGTTCTAGGGGGTTCTGCAGGCGATGATTGTTGTCAATTCATTCAGGCGAGGTGTCAAGCTTTGCGCGGTAGACTTCGGCGCAGACTATCGCCGCTCAGTTCGATACGGTGGGCATTGTGAACCAGTCTGTCGAGTATGGCGTCGGCATAGGTTGGGTCGCCGATGACGCCGTGCCAGGCGGATACGGGAAGCTGGCTGGTAATGATCGTTGATCGACGGCCATAACGGTCTTCGAGGATTTCCAGCAGATCGTGACGGGCCTGTTCGTTGAGCGGTTCGAGCCCCCAATCGTCCAGTATCAGGAGCTGAACATGGCCCAAGGTTCGTTGCAGCCGGGCATACCTGCCGTCACCACGCGCGAGCGCAAGCTGAGCAAACAGCCTCGGGACACGCTGATAGAGCACTGAGCGATCGTCTCGGCACGCCTTGTGGCCGAGCGCGCAAGCCAGCCAACTCTTTCCGACACCTGAGGGTCCGCAGATGGCCAGATTGTCATGGGCGTTGATCCAGTCGCCAGCGAGCAGTTTCATGAAGAGGGCGCGGTCAAGGCCGCGTTCGGCGCGATAATCGACATCTTCCGGGGTCGCCTGGTGGCGAAGCTTGGCAAACCGGAGGCGTGCCGCAAGCTTGCGATCGTAACGGGAGCTCCATTCCCGTTCGAGCAGCAATCCGAGCCATTCGGCGTGGGAGAGATGTTCGGCTTCGCCGTTGGCAATGAGTTCGCCAAAGGCCTTTGCCATGCCGGACAGGCCCATGGCATTCAATTTATCCAGTGTTGGATGAGCAAGCATCTTTCGTTCTCCTTAGTGGTAATAGCGCGGGCCGCGGATGTTGGCGTGATGGATCGGTTCATGCGACGCCGCTCCATTTGAGGCAGCCGTTCGGTCAAGGTGATTGTCGAGGATGGAGCGCACCGAGCCATAGGTCCGGGCCCCGATCTCCAGCGCCCGCCCGCAAGCGGCATTGACCCTGTCGCGGCCAAAGCTCTTGCTGAGGCGGATGATCCCGAGGCAAGCTCGAAAGCCCTGCTCGGGATGTGGCCTGTCGGCAAGGATGCGCTCGCACAACAGCGCGACATCCGGTCCCATGGCGGAGGCTTCGCGTTGAATGCGTTCGATCGTCCAGTCGGCAAAACGGCGATGCGCCGAAGGCATATGATCGGGGATCGTCGTGTGCTTGCCGTTGCCGCTGGAGCGGCGATGGGCGGCAATACGCTCGCCCTTGTGGAAGATCTCGATCGTATTGGCGGTGATACGAGCCTCGACCTGCTCGCGGGCGAAGCGATAGGGAACGGAATAATAGTGCCGCTCGATCTCGACGTGATAATCCAGCCCGGCACGCCGTATACGCCATTCGGCAAAAACATAGCGTTCCACAGGCAGTGGTCGCAAAGCCGGACGATCAAGCTCCTCGAACAGTTGACGGCGCGTGACGCCAACGCGGCGCAGGACCCGTTTGTCATTGAGATCATGAAGCAATTCGCCGATCGCCGCATTGACCTCGGCCAAGCTATAGAAGATGCGATGGCGCAGCCGGCCCAATAGCCAGCGTTCGACGATACGAACCGCAGCTTCCACTTTCGCCTTGTCACGCGGGCGTCGCGGCCGCGTTGGCAAGACGGCGCTGCCATAATGGGCCGCCATCCCGCAATACGTCCGGTTGACCTGGGGATCGAAGTGGCAGGCCTTGATGATCGCTACCTTGGCATTGTCGGGAACCAGCAAGGCTGGCGCACCGCCAAAGAACTCCAGGGCCAGGATATGGCATTCAATCCAGTCGGGAAGCGTCTCGCTCCAGCGTGCCTGCGCATATGAAAGGCTCGATGCTCCCAGAACCGCCACGAACAGGTGCGCCTGCCGTGTCTTGCCCGACAGCCGATCAACAACAACCGTGACCGTGTCGCCGGCATAGTCGACGAACAGCTTATCGCCGGCCGCGTGATCCTGCCGCATCGTCACAGGCAGCTTCATTGCCCAACCGCGGTAAAGGTCACAATACCGACTGTAGCGATAGCCGTCCGGATAACGGCTGATGTATTCGTCCCACAGGATCTGCAGCGTCATGTGCTTGCGCTTGAGCTCGCGATGGACCTGCGCCCAGTCCGGCTCAGGGCTCCGACGGTGACCCGTCTTCGTCCCGGCCCCCTTGTAAAGCGCCGCTTCCAGGACGGCATCGCTGACGTCGTCACCCAACGGCCACGATAGCCCTGCAACGGCCGCACGCCGCAGCGTCTCGCGCACCGTCGACGGTGCAGCGCCAACCCTGACCGCAATCGACTTGTGGCCAAGTCCTTGTTCGAACCGATATCTCAATATCTCGCGGACACGCCGCATCTCCAGTCTCTCCGCAGGCATCCCGTTCCTTCCTCGTCACAGTCGAAGGAAGAAACTTCACACCAGCAGAACACCCATGCCAGACGCCGTCCGAAGGGGGCGGCATCATCTTGGAATCAGGGGGCGACTATTTCTCGGAATTGGGGGGCGAGATCATTTCGGAATCAGGGGGCGGATTGCCTCGGAATTTGCACCGCAATCGCCGAACTGGAGGCACAGCTGGCTGAACTCGCCACGGAGAACGCCGCAAAAGCGCGTCGAATAGCTACGCTGGAAGCGGATTTGGCCGATGCACAGGCGCGGCTGCTCGCGCAAGCTCAAGTGCTACTGTCAGGTCGTCGGGCGGATGACGACGACGAAGCGGATGGCGACAGATCCTCGATCGAGGAGATCGTTGCGGCGGTGCTCGCGGACTTTCCTGGCGTGACGTGGGCAGACATTGTCAGCGTCCGGCGCGATCGTCGGTTGGTGAAACCCCGGCATGCCTGCATGCGTGCGGTCTACGAGAAGCGGAGAGATCTGTCGCTACCGAGGATCGGCCGCATCTTTCATCGCGACCATACGACGGTGCTCGCAGCCGTAAACCGCCCAGTGCCGTGATCGGCCGCCACCGCCGCTTTAAAGCAATTCATCACCTGCAGCGCATCCTGATGCCCGCCGACTCCCGATTTAGTGCGCGCCGGGATTGGGAACCCGGCCGCACTTTCTTCCTCGCCCCGATAATATCGAAAGGATAAATCAATGATGAGCAAGGCTCAGAAACTCCGTGAGAGGCGCAAGGCGCAGCTCGGACGCCCGCGCAAGGCGAATGCCGAGCGCTTTGCCTGCGGCAAGATCAAGCCGGACTGGTCAAAGCGCGAAAGCGAGAAGGAGGCCATGGCCGTCGCGCTGGCGGCGCGGAAGCGCATGCATGGGCTCGAAACGAGCAGCAGCTTTGCCGGCTACACGCTGGGACGCCTCTTCCTCGATGGGCGGATCACGGAAGCGCAGCGGGAGGCGGGCGATGATCATGCGAGGGCAATGGCAAGATACTATCACCTGACCGGCATCCCTTTCCCGAGCATACGCGCTCAAGCGATCGACCGGGTACAGGGGCATCCCGCCGAGACGACCGAGGAGCGCCATCGTGAGATAAAGCGGGCGACAGAAAGAATGATGCGGCTCGAGGGCGTGTTGCTCGGGTGCGACGAGGGGCGGCAGGTCAAAACCACGGTCTTCAACGTCTGCGTGATGGACTATGAAGGCCTGCGAATGATGCCGGAGGGGGCTGTTGAAGAACCAATCGTCGGCGGAGCTATGCGGAAGCCACCGACAAGCCAATTCCAAAAACTTTCCTTTGCCTGAAGGGATGTCGGGCTGAACTGGTAGCTTCTTGGCTGTACACGAACAGCAAAATTGACAGAAAAGCACTCGCCAGTCGTTTCAAGTTGACTGCCGCAGCCGTCAGATAGGCTTGGATTTTCATATTTATGAGGCCGCGCCGGATCGCTCTCGATAGCCCGTGCCAAGTCTTCGCTTCGCCGTGATATCCCTCTGAGCGCCAGCGGTGACGCTGGTACAAAGCTCGGTCCTCGTCCGACCATCGTTCTCTTCGGCGACGAGCTCGCAGGAGTGCCGGATAGTCATCGCCGAGCACTACCGCCTTGTTCACACGGCCATTGGAAAGGCAAAGTCGCGCCAGATCGCAGTGCCGACAGTCGGCCGCGCGAGATGTAAAGAAGCGCCCATGTTTAACGGCACGGCCCGCCTTCAGCATCTTGCCACGCGGACATTTAAGGGTGTCGTGCTTGGCGTCATAACGAAAGCGGCGCATAGGCACAGGGCTACGGATTGGCTCTGCCTTTGCCGGAATAACCGCTTCGATCGCGCGTTGCTCCATTCCTGCGAACACCTTAGCATACGCATAGCCGGCGTCGGCCGTTGCCGTTTTGATTATCGTGCCGGTCATCGCGGCGACCGCGTCGAGACGACTGAGTATGACTTGCCCCTCATTAATCTCGCCTGTGGTGACCTCCACATCTAAAATTACGCCGCAAGCATCATCCACCACGGCATGTTGCTTGTAGGCCGGCTCCAGTCTCCGATTACGCCCGTTGGTCGCCATGGACGCGTCAGGGTCGGTGACGCAGACTTTCTTGTATTTGCCTGTTTTGCGGCTTTTTCGTTCGCTCTCAGCGGCTTCGTTGGCGTCGGTGACCGCATCTATATGGCGGACCGCAAGACTTTCCCAACTGACGTCGGCCCGAATGAGTGAGGCGTCGACATGAACGACCTCACCCTTGGCGACTTTGGCCGCTACGCAGACCTTTACCGTCCGCTCAAAGATAGTTCGGAAACGTTCTGCACCCCAGCGCTGACGGATACGGGTCAACGACGAATGGTCCGGGAGAGCTTCGTGCAGACCGAAGCCGATAAACCAGCGAATAGCGATGTTTACCTGAGCCTCGCGCATCAGCCGACGGTCATGGACAATTCCGAGAAGAAAGCCTGCAAGCATCAGCCGGACTGCTACTTCCGGGTCGATGCCGGGTCGGCCGAAGCCCGCCGCATAAAGCTCAGCCACCTCCTCGTGTAGCCAGGAGAGGTCGAGAACTCGATCGACCTTTACCAATACGTGATCGTCAGGGACCAGATCCCGAAGCGAGCCGCACATGTACAGTTCAAGCTGATCGCGTTCCTTACGGCCGAGCATCGTGGAGGCTCCAGAGAATCAACGACTGCTCAATTGAATCAGATACATAGCACTTCTTCAACAGCCCCCGGAGGCACAATTGCTGTGGCTCAAACGGGGGTTGAACGCCCTCGTCTTTGAAAAGGGCCTGCGCGATTACAGGGAGAGAGATCATTCGCTTGCGCAGGAATAGGAATATTATCTTATTTCGATGTTGGTGCGTGTGCCGGACTAAAGGCTGAACGAACCAGTCCGGTCGAGCCAACGGTAGCGAGGGAGATCAACACTTCGTGATCGCTCTCCAAGCGCTGGCACAAATAGGGAATTCAGCCATTCTCTCTTTCGAAGGGATGACAGATCCTAAGAAAGGTGATGGCAATGAAGAGGCTAGCAATCATTGCCCTGTCGCTGGCGACGGCGATGAGCAGCGTTCCGCCGCCCGCAGGGGCGTTTCCCACCATGCCGACGGTAAAATCGGAAACCGCCGATGTTCAGCGGGTTCAGTTCTCTTATGAACGGGGTGAACAATTCAAAGGGAGCGGGTGCCGATATCCCTGTTTTCGCGGGCGCGACTATCGGCGTGGGCATTATAGCAACCGGTACTATCGAAACGGATACCGCCGCCATCACTACCGACACTACGATGACGACGACGATGATATAGGCGCACTGTTCGGCGGTCTTGCGGCCGGCGCGATCATCGGCGGGCTGCTGGCACAGCCAAGGTACAATTCGGCACCGCGATATTATGCCGGAAGTAACCCCCATGTCCGCTGGTGCTATGGGCGCTATCGGTCCTATCGGGCCTACGACAACACTTATCAGCCCTATTATGGGCCGCGTCGACTGTGCGTTTCGCCTTACCTATAAGCAAGCTATAAGCGAGTCTTCGTCATAATGACTGTCCGCCTCGGGAACGAGGCGGTCAGCGTCGTCCGTGTCGATTCGCGTTTCGCTGTCGCCGCCATGGACCAGCTTCAACAAATTGAGGGGCGGGACGGTCGACATTCTGCTACTATCGACCAAGGCGCCTTTCGGCGCGATCCCTGAAGAGGCGTGCGTAGCGGGACTGCTGCGCGAGACAGAAGCCAGTGAGAACACCATTTATCATTGCTTTGGCGCTTGGGAGCGCGGTGGCCGGTGCCGCCCCGGGAGGGGCTCAAACGTGCATCGGCATTTGCGGCGGCGGGCCCTCCAAGCATGAGCTCTTCGTCGAGCGACAATACAGGGACTTTATCGTGCCGCGCTATCCAAGCTATGGCGCGTCGCGCTATCAGGGGCAAGGCCCCGATATCGGCGTAGGGCCAGGAGCGACGGTTGGCGGGCCATTGCCGGGAGCAGTCGGGCCGCGCATTCGCCCCCGCCGCGAGATTCGCCTCGATTTGAATGCCCATCTGCGCTGGTGCCTCGAGCGCTACGGCTCGTACCGTCCGGACGACAACTCCTACCAGCCGTTCAACGGCCGCCGCCGTCAGTGCAATTCGCCTTACGACTGACACGCATGGCGAACCGGTGGGGGCCGTTTCAGCCCCGCCTCTCAAGCAATTTCATCGCGGCCTGGGCCGCAGCTTGCGCCTGCAGCTGGCTGCCAAATTGGCCTTGGGCAGGGTAGGTCACGCCGCGATAGGTGAGCGCGAAGGCCCAGCGGCCGTTCATGCGCTTTTCGACCCTGATCGTCGCAGCGGGCTTCTCGTCAGAATTCAAGGCAGGCTCCCTCGCTTCTCGCGCCGGCCGGATGGGTCGGCGCCAGTACCTTGCCCATCCGCCGACGAAACGCAAGGGCACTGCAGCGCCGCGCGTCTTTTCAGACGTAGAGGTCGCTGCAGCACTTTGAATTGCTGCATCTTCTTATCCTTGAATCGGCGACGATTTAAGGAAACATGCAGGAGGGCGAGGCAGCCGTTGAGTTGCTACTCTACCGCCCTGGCAGGACCGAAGCGCTCCATCACGAAAGACGTCTGGATGGTGGGGGCTTGCAGACGACTGGTCTTTTCGAGCTTTAGGGTGACTTCCTGGACCGGCGGCGTCCGCTGCCAGGCGGTGGAGAGAAACAGTGCAGCGCCAGCGACAAATCCGATGGCGACATAGATCCAATGGTTGCGCATGTGAACAACTCCTTCTCCCGCGAAGGCAATGCGTTGAGGGCCTTTCTGTTCCCGGCGCGGCCGGGACGCGGGTAATATGTTTTGGTTCTAAAATAATTGCGGTTCGCACCGCGTCTTGGCAGTCAGTTCAAATATGACTGTCAGCTTTCAAGCGTTGGCTGCCAACAGCATTCAAATGATAGTACGGCTCGCCGGAGCGAGCATCAGGCCAGCGTCCGCAAATCGTGCGATGCCGGGGGTATTAGATAGCGTCATGCGGTTTGAAGCATTCTTCAAAAGACCTAGGCCCAGCCCTTGTGCATCAGCCGTTTGGCGATTGAAACAGAGCCTAAAGTATTATGCAAGTAGTTTATAATATACGTTTGTATAATAAGATGCTTGGACGATTTTGCTGTTTCGGCCCGGTGAGGAACGTGGATCCCATTGGGGCGGCATTCGCGATTGCGGGGTTTACACCGGAGCACAGAATTCTGTGGCTAAATCCCAAATTGAGCGTCCCGCCGCTGAGCGGGGCTTGCATGAGAAGGTCTGCTGGAGTATTCCATAAATCAAGGATAGGAATTTTGTCCTCATCTCGCTGGTGCCTTCCCAGTGATTGATGCAGGCACCCCGCCTCTAGCGAGGGGCGCACCAGACTTCCTCTCAAGTGTTATCAGATCAAGCTTACGGCGACCTGCGCGTCTTGAGACGTAGCGGCGTCGTATGCGGCCGGCGATGCGCCTTTCGCGTCGACCCGAATCCGCAGGGCGGTTCGGAAGCGTTACGACGCGAGTTCATGCATGCCTTCCAAGAGGGCAGGTGAGCTAACGGCAGCATCGCCGGCCGCGACGATTGCCAGAGTGCGGATTGCGGGCGGAGAAGCAAAGCAATGGTTGTTGAGTAGGGGTAGCCAGGATTGAGAGGCATACTCTGCTTGCCCCGGGACCTGGCTATATGAGCCCGGCGGAAGCAAGGGCTTACGCTGAAAGCTTGCTTGAGAGTGCTGTTCGGACCGAACTCTTACTTGCCGGAGGGCACTGCAGCGCCGCGCGCCTTATCAGGCGCGCAAACGTGCTGTAGCACTTTGAATTGCTGCATGTCTTTGTCCTTAAATCGAAGTCGATTTAAGGAGACATGCAGTAGGAAACCTCTCGGCGCTCGTGCTTACAGGCGTAAAGCCGGCGTTACCGGATTCGGCTTGTTCAGGACCTCGACCGCAATGATAAGCCTGCCGAACTGGGTGACGCGAACTTCGCCCCGCTTATAGGGTGGGTAGAAGAGCACGGCGACACGAGGGCTACCGCTTCTGAGCCATATCTGGAAGGAGCCGTCGCGGAATATGCAGCAGGGTTTAGGCTCGGGGGGAGCGGATTTGAAGGAAAGCAGATAGCTGTCGCCCGACACCTCACGCAGTTCTATCATATGCTCCGCAATCGGAAGCAAACAGAGGTCGTTGCCATCGCACCAACCGGTTGCGTGCTCGAAACTCTTGTCGGCCTTTTGGAGCCAGGCCTTGACGAAGTAGCGCGGTTCGCCGCTCTGGTTCGCCGCGAAGGCGGGCGCGAGTGAAGCGGCCATAAGGAAGGCAGCCAAGAGCGGACGCATGTTTTCGATCTACCTATGTCGGGTGGAAGCATCGCAGACCGCTGCTTCTCGATTGAATTTGAGGGAGCATCGACATGGTCGCTATCGAAGTGCTGCCGGTTGATCAACTGCACGGCCGTTTCGACCCTAGTACAGGTCCTCGACGACGATGATGAGCCTACCGAACTTCGTGACTCCTCGGCCGCCCAATATCTCCGGTCTGTAATAAAGTGTTGCAACACGAGGGTACTCGCTCTCAAGACGCGCCTCGCGGGAGCCGTTGCGGAAGACGCAGCAGGGAGTGTCCTCCGACGAAGCGGAAATGAACCTCAGATGGTAACTGGAGCCGGACAACTCGCGTAGTTCGATCATGTCCTCCCCGATTGGAACCAAGCAATGCTGGTCGGGACCGCACCAAATGGTCGTGTGCTCGAAGGTCTTGTCGGCCTTTTGAAGCCAGGCCTTGACGAAATATCGCGGCTTGCCGGATTGACCTGCGGCGGCGGCGGAAGCGGTCGTGGCGGCAATCAAGAGGACGGCAAGTATGCGGCGCATGTTTCCCTGCTGATGGCGAAATGGTTCGACGAAGACAGGCAATGCTGGTCTTCGGTATTCAATCTGAGTCGCGATTCTGGCGCAATTATGGGTGGCGACGCGTGCATCGGATGCACGCGTCGAAAACTCCGCATACTCAGATCCTTTCATCGTTTCGCTGACACAATGAAAGGATCTAACGTCTTGAAACTACGCAATTCCGGACGGAAAGCCGTGACACACTTTTCCTGGAATTGCTCTAATGAGGCGGAGCGATGGACAACCAAGCGGAGAGCGCGATGCTTGATGACGAAAACGCCGCACCGCAGACGGAGTTGCCGGACGATGCAGCGGCTGGATCCGTCACGCCGATGGGAGCAGCCAGGTGGCGTGGCCAGTTGGGGAGCGCGTTCCTCGACGCGGTGCGGGCGGATTTCGCGGCGCACGGCGTTGGCGTGATCGCCCGCATTCGGGCGGAAAAGCCCGAGACCTACCTGAAGCTCGTCGCCTCGCTTCTGCCCAAGGATTTGAACGCGGCTGCGGGCGGCATGGACGAGCTTTCGGACGAGCAGTTGATCGAGCGGATCCGCGCGCTGGACGCGGCGATCCGGCCGCTGCTCGATGCGGGAAAAACCCGGGCGCGCCGGCCGAGGCGACCGGCGCGCGACGGTGCCTTGCGCTTGGAAAAGGCGCCCTGATCAGCGCGCCGGCGATGTTGCGGTCGTCACAGCCGCTTCGCTGTTCGAGAAGATGATAACGGCGAACAGCAGAACACCGGCAAAGGCGATGAGCGACGAAACGGCGACAATCGGCTCCATGGCGGCGTTGCCGGAGAGCAACAGGTAGAGCGACGGGATCAAGACGGCCACACCGAAGGTGTAGACGGCGTATTGGATCGTTGCCAGGCGCCTAGCCGCCTTTTGCGGATTGAGCGCATGGTAGCCGCCGAAGATTGCCATCGTTACCCAGCCGAGCAGGTTGGCATGCGCATGCGCGCCGGTGGCGGCGTGATTGCCCGAGATCGACATGTGCAGGCCGATCGAGATGCCCAAGATCAAAAAGATAATGGCTGTCTTGAAATAGAGGTTCGCAATACGTGGCATTTTGACTTCCCCCCTTTTGCCAGTGAAAGTTTAGCATGTTCTCCAGGTGCCGAGAACGAACCCATAGAAATGCCTTTGGAACTTGCAAGCTGTTCCCCTCGGTACACGCAGATCAATGCCGCCTGAGGACCGAGCCCGCCCTGCGCGCGTTCCGGCCTGCTTTAAGATCGGAACCAACAGAGACCTTTCAGCATTCGATAGGATGTGAACGCAGTTTGCAGCGTTCTTCGTCCTTCAAGACGCGAGAAAATCGCTGCGGTAACTTGAATAGCTGCATGATCTTGTCGCCGTAGCAGCGAATCGTGCAGCGGAGGATCGCGATATGCTTGGAACTGTTCTTCTCGTTATTCTGATCCTGCTCCTGATCGGAGCGGTTCCGGCCTGGCCCTATTCGGCCAGCTGGGGCTATGGCCCTTCCGGGCTTCTCGGAGTGGTGGTCGTCATACTCTTGATCCTCTTGCTGATGGGCAGGATATGACGCCTACAGCGCCGCGCGCCTTATCAGGCGCGCAAAAGGTCGCTGAAGCACTTTGAATTGCTGCATGTCGTTGTCCTAAAATCGAAGTCGATTTAAGGACAAAGACATGCAGTTAGCGGGTACCATCGAGGCGCCCGCCGGCTTTCACCAAGCTGCGCCATCGATGAGGCGGTGCGGGATATCCTCCCAGACTGAGCGGTCGAACATCCGCAGGTTCACGCCCATCTTCGCCGAACCGCGGCCGATCGGCGACCAGTGCGTGGTGCAGCCGCAGATGCCGCAATGGAAAGCCGTAAGCGTCTTGTCGCCCTGCACGTAGCCGACGAGGTGCTTGTTTTCGTCACTTACCGTGACGTCGCTCGGGGCGTAGTAGCCCCAGAGCGCGCCGAGCCGGCTACAGAGCGAGCAATTGCAATCGCCCAAGGTTTCGGGACGGACCGGTACCGCGATGCGGACCGCCCTGCAATGGCAATGGCCTTCGATCATGAGCACGTCTCCTGGTCTGCGTCCGAGCGATCCGCGCCGTAAGCGCGCCGGAAACCATTATTGAACTTATTCGATCGCAGTCCAGCGGCGACACTCCCGCCGACCCTTCTTCTGATCGTGCATCAGAAATGCTCCAAGCGCGGACTCTAACCAGAAAACGGGAAATCGCCACGGATGACACCACCGAGCACATCCGGTGCGACTGCGCCCGAGATATCGGCGATGCTGAAAGAGCAGGTCGTGCTGATGGCCGAGCTCGACCGGCGGCGGCGGACAGACATTCTGACGCGCTACCGACCCTATGCCAAGCAACGGGAATTTCATGCGGCCGGAACCAGCTATCGAGAGCGGCTGTTCATGGCCGGCAATCAACTCGGCAAGACCCTGGCCGGAGCGGCCGAAGCGGCGATGCACCTGACAGGACGTTACCCGGACTGGTGGCAGGGGAGACGCTTCGACAAGCCGATCGTCATGCTCGCCGGCTCGGAGTCCTACGAGCTGACGCGCGACGGCGTGCAGCGATTGCTCGTCGGGCCGCCGCTCAACGAGGAGGATTGGGGCACCGGCTTCATTCCGAGGGCGGCGATCCAGGCCACGACACGGCGCTCCGGCGCCTCCGGCGCGCTCGACAGCGTGACGGTGCGGCATGCCTCCGGCGGAACGTCGACGCTGCTTTTCAAGGCCTATGAGCAAGGTCGCGGCAAATGGCAGGCGAACACGGTCGACTATGTCTGGTTCGACGAGGAGCCGCCGGAAGACGTCTATTTCGAGGGGACAACCCGCACCAATGCGACACGCGGCTCGATTGCACTGACCTTCACGCCGCTCAAAGGCCTGAGCTCGGTGGTGGCGAGGTATCTCATGGAGAAATCGCCGGATCGCGAGGTCATCACCATGACGATCGAGGATGCGGAGCACTATTCGCCGGAGGAGCGCCGGAGGATCATCGACAGCTACCCCGCGCATGAGCGTGAGGCTCGCACCAAGGGCGTGCCCAGGCTTGGCTCCGGCCGGATATTTCCGGTGACGGAGGAGACAATCCGCGTCGATCCGTTCGACATACCGAAGCACTGGGTGCAGATCGGCGGACTCGACTTCGGCTGGGACCATCCTTTCGCCGCCGCCGGCTGCGCCTGGGATCGTGACGCCGACGTCTTCTACGTGACCAGGATCTATCGCGAGCGCGAAGCGACGCCGATCATCCATGCGGCGGCGCTGAAACCCTGGGGCGCCTGGCTTCCCTTTGCCTGGCCGCATGACGGCCTGCAGCACGACAAGGGAAGCGGAGAGCAGCTTGCCGCCCAGTACCGCGCCCAGGGGCTGCCACTTCTTGCGGAGCGGGCGACCTTCGACGACGGCACCAATGGCGTCGAGGCGGGGCTTTCCGACATGCTGCAGCGAATGCAGACCGGGCGCTGGAAGGTGTTTTCCACCTGCGCGGAATGGTTCGAGGAATTCCGCCTCTATCACCGCAAGGACGGCAGGATCGTCAAGGAGCGCGACGACCTGATCTCCGCCTCGCGCTACGCGCTGATGATGAAGCGATACGCGAGAGCCAACAACGGCAATGCAAACTGGAATTTCACCGCCCGAAAGGTTCTCTGATGGCCGCAATGACCGATGAACGCCTCTGCGCCCTTGTCAGCCAACTGGTCAAGGACTGCGAAAACTATCGTGACGAACTCGCCATCGATCGCATCAAGGCGATGGAATATTACGACGGCACGATGAAGGACGTGCCGGCGGATGCCAACCGTTCCAAGGTCGTCTCCCGCGACGTGCGCGCGGCGATCAAGAAGGTGCTGCCATCGTTGATCCGCACCATCCTCGGCAACGACAAGGTGGTGGAATACGCGCCGGTCAACGAGGGCGACGAGGCAGCGGCCGAACAGGCGAGCGACTACATCAACTATGTCGTCTTTCCCGAAAGCGACGGCTACGACGCCGTGCAGGATGCGGCGCATGATGCGCTGAAGCTCCGCAACGGCGTGATCCGCTGGTGGTACGAGAAGCAGACTTCGGTCGCGGTCTCGACCCACACCGGCCTCGACGAAGCGGCGCTCATTCAACTCGTTGGCGACGACGCGGTGGAGGTGCTGGAGCAATCCCGAACGACTGAAAGGATCGAGACGCCGCAAGGGGTGGTGGAACAGCCGAGCTACAGCGTGAAGATCCGCCGCCGTCTGGAGCGGGGCACGCCGCGGCTGGCGGCCGTGCCGCTCGAGGAATTTCTGATCCACCCGGAAGCTATCTCCATCGCGGACAGCCCGATTACCGGCATTGCCACGCGGATGCGCCGCTCGGACCTCGTTGCCATGGGCTACGACCGTGATCTGATCGAAGGCTTGCCGGCCTCGACCGGCGACAGCAGGCGCGACGACGAGGAATTTGCCCGGAGACGCGACGCCTTCGAGGCGAAGGACGCCGTGCCGAAGGCGCTGGAGGAGGTGGATTACTATGAGCTCTATGTAAAGGTGGACGCCGATGATGACGGTATCGCCGAGTTGCGGCGGCTCGTCCTCGCCGGCGGCACGGGCGAGGAGCACCTGCTTTCCAACGAGGAATGGGACGAGGTGCCGTTTGCCGACCTGATCATCGAGCGGCGGCCGCACCAGCGCGAGGGCGGCTCGGTTACCGACGACATGGCGGAGATCCAGCGGGTCAAGACCGTGCTGATGCGCCAGACGCTCGACAATCTCTACTGGCAGAACAACCAGCAGCCGATCGTCCAGGAAGGGGCGATCGCCAACCCGGAAGCCGTCCTCAACCCGAAATTCGGCCAGCCGATCCGCGTCAGCCAGGGCATCGATGCGCGGGCGGCGCTCGGCTACACGATGGTGCCCTTCGTGGCGAAAGAATCCTTCGCGATGCTCTCTTATCTCGACCAGGAGGCGACCGACCGCACCGGCATTTCCGACGCTTCGAGCGGACTGGCGCCGGATGCGCTGACCAACATGACGGCACGGGCGACGGCGCTGATCGAGCAGGCGGGGATCGGCCAGACGGAACTGATGGTGCGCACCTTTGCGCAAGGCTTAAGGCGCGTGTTCAAGGGGCTGTTGCGCCTCGTCATCAAGCACCAGGACCGGCCGCGCGCCGTGCGGCTGCGTGGCCTATGGGTAACCTTCGATCCGCGCCATTGGAACGCCGAGATGGACGCGACGGTGAATACCGGCCTCGGCGCCGGCACCCGCGAGCGCGACATGATGATGATGCAGATGATTCAGCAGCTGCAGGAAAAGCTGCTGATGACGCTGGGGCCGGATAATCCCTATGTCTCGCCCGACAACCTCTATAACGGCATCGCCAAATCGGTCGAGGCGGCGGGGCTGAAATCGCCCGACCTCTACTTCACCAAGCCGACGCCGGAGGAGATCCAGCGCCGCATGCAGGCGAGTGCCAGCCAACCGAACGCCGAGATGCAGAAGCTTGAGATGCGGGCGCAGGCCGACGCCGAGAAGGCGCGGCTTGTCGCGGAAAACGACCGGCGCAGGCTGGAGATCGAGCGCGAGCTGAAGCTTGCAGAGATACAGCAGAAGGGCGCGTTGAGGCGCTACCAGATCGACGCCGAATTGGATCTGAAACGACAACAGAGCATGGCGGAGGCGGTAAGCGGCGAGTCGGTAACGGCGGTCCATATAGGAGGGCTATCAGGATGAGAACTTGGGGGGTTGAAACCTGCCACGCCTCAGAATATGGCTAGCGCATGAAAACCGTTCGCTACCTCTGCTTGTTCCTTGCTATGCTTCCGCTCGTCCTTTCGTCTTGCAGCGAATCGGCCGCGCCAGCGGTGCCCGCACGCGCATCGGTCAAGGTCCAAGCACCGGCAACCAAGACGGCCGCCAAGCCAGGCCCACGACAATGCTCGACACCGGCCCAGGTCTGCTCCTATGGCACCGGTCCCGCCGGCGAGCCATGCTCCTGTTGGGCAACCGACGGCACGCCGGATGTAGGCATCACGAAGATAGGAACGAAGCTTTCCCTCGAGCGGGACTAGAAGCGGCCCGGAGGCGGCTGGTCATCTTCGGTGCGTACCCACTCATCTTCGGCAATCGACGACGCTTCTATCCGGCTCGCATCCCCGCGCAGCGGGGGTGGCTGCACGACCCCCCTCCCGACAGCCGGCAAAAACTCAAGGCAATAAACAATCCTGCCGTGTGCCCCGCTCGGTTGGTCGGTCGGGCTGCTCGCAAGAAAGAGCGCTGAGATGAAGCCAGAGGAAAAACAGGCGGCGGCGCGGGCGCTTCTCGACAATCCGCTGTTCGAGCGATTGATGCAGGAGTTGGAGGCGGCGGCCATCAACGGCTGTATCAATGCGAAATTCACGGACCACGAAGCGCGGGCCGCCTTCGCGGCCGAAGCGCGGGCGGTCCGCAACTTCTGCGCAAAGCTGAAGTTCCTGGCGGAGCAGGCCAAGGCCGAAGGCACGAACGTGCCTGTGTGAAGCGCGCGTAGATCGAGCGCGGCAGGCCCGCCGCCCTCAAGCGCCTTATGCCAAATTGATTCATAAATCGGTGCAGCATTTTGAAAAGTCGCGAATTTCTCGCTGCGGGAAAGCGCGAAAGCGGCACCTCCGCGCTGAATTCTCTCAAGAGGTCTTTCCATGACGCACGATAGTGCCAACCCGCCTTCCGGCGGGAGCAAAACCATTGTCGGCTCGCATGAGCCTGCAAGCTTCGACAAGCTCGACTTCCGGGAGCCGCACGAGGCCAAACTGCCAGATGAGGAGCAGGACGGCCTGGACCGCGAGACCATAGAGGACGTTCACGAGCCGGATGATCCTGCCGGCGAAGGCGATGAACCAATCCTTGCTGACGAGGAGGAGGCAAACGATGAAGTCGAGAACACGATCGTCACGCTGGAGGGCGGGGAAGAGGTTTCGTTCGAGGAACTGAAGCTCGGCTACATGCGGGACCGGGACTACCGGCATAAGACACAGGATCTCGCCAACCGCGAGCGGATGCTCGAAAGCATGAGCAGCCGGGTCGCGGTTGCGGCCAATGCCGTTGCGGAACTGATCTCTGCCCAGATTCCCCCGAATCCGTCGGAGGAGCTGAGGCTTCACGATCCGGAGACCTATCAGCGACAGTGGGCGCTACACCAGGCGGGGCTAGCGCAGCTTGCGCGGGTAATGGCGCTGGGCGAAGGACCGGCTGCCGTTGCGGCCGAGCTTCAGACCGCGGCGAGTGAAAAGAGGCTGGAGGCAGAGAACGCCAAGCTCCTCGAGGCCTTTCCGCAGACCGGGCAGGATGAAGGGCGGCAAGCCTTCTTCGCAGACGCTTTCGAGGCGGCGAGAGAACTCGGCTTTTCCGACGAGGAGATTCGCGAGGTCGTCGACCACCGGCTCTTCAAGCTTGCCCATTATGCCAGGCTCGGGCTTCTTGCGGAGCGAACGAGGGCAAAGGCCTTGCAGAAGGTGGCCGTGGCACCGGCTGCGGCGCCGCGGATGAAGGCGAAGAACCAAGCACAACGTCAGCAGCGTGAAAGTCGCGAGGCAATGCGGCGGCTCGTGAGAAGCGGGTCGATCCGCGACGCGATGGCGGTCGATTTCGAATAGCGACCGGAAGACCTGGGCGGACAGCGCCCCCCTTGCGTGGCGGAGGGTAGACGGCTGCGAGAACGGCTACCCAAGGCAAAGGCAACCCATCAGAATCATCGGCATCCGCGCCTCCTCGGCCGAGCGGCCGGTGCGTCTCATCATCATAGAAGGATCAGGAAGTGGCAGTTCTAACCAATACATTCCAGACGACGCAGGCCGTCGGCAATCGCGAGGAGCTTTCCGACGTGGTGTCGCGCATCACGCCGGAAGACACACCGATCTATTCGCTGATCGAAAAGGGCAAGTGCACCACCTATCACCCCGAATGGGAGACGGACGAGCTCGCCGCGCCCGGCGCCAACATCCGCGAGGAGGGCGAGGAATATGCCTTCGGCGCCATCACCCCGCCGAAGCGGCTCGGCAACTATACCCAGATCATGCGTAAGGACTGGATCATTTCCGCCACCCAGGAGGTGACGGCGGAGGCCGGCAACGTGCAGAAGCGCAAGTACCAGAAACTGAAGAAGGGCGTCGAAATTCGGAAGGACGTGGAGTTCGCGATCGTCGACACGAACGCAACGGTCGCCGGCAGTACGCGTGAATTCGGATCGCTCAGCACCTGGATCGCCAGCAACGCTTCCAGGGGCGCCGGCGGCGCCAATGGCGGCTTCAACATCGGTACGGGTCTGACCGTGGCGCCGACCGACGGCACGCAGCGTCCCTTCACCAAGGCGATCCTCGATTCCGTGATGCAGCAGGGCTACCAGAACGGCGCCAACTTCCGTCACGTCTCTGTCTCTCCCTATGTCAAATCCGTCTTCGTCACCTTCATGTCCGACAGCAACGTCGCGCCGTTCCGCTATGCGGTGTCGCAGGGCGGCGAGCGCAACACCATCGTCGCGACGGCGGACTATTACGAAGGCCCTTTCGGCACGGTGATGATCCACCCGAACCGGGTGCAGGCCGTGAATGGCGGAGTCGCCCGCAACGCCTTCTTCATCGACACCGACATGCTCTCCTTCCTGTGGCTGCGCCAGATCCAGGAGGACCGCGACGTCGCCAAGACCGGCGATGCTGACAAGGGCGTCATCATCGGCGAGGGCACGCTGAAGGTACACAACGAGAGGGGCCTTGGCGTTGCCGCCGATCTCTTCGGGCTGAGCTCCGCCAGCTAGCCCCGAGTTCCAAGTTCGGCTCAAGCGCACCGACTGCGCGTCGGTCCCTGTCTTCGGGAGAAATGAATGGCAGACACAAAGACGACCACGGTACCCGTCAGGCTTCTCTATGATACCTGGGCGATCGACGAGGAACGGATTCCAGCCGGCACCGTACTCGATTTGCCGGTCAAGGCGGCAAAGATCCTGATCGCACAGGGCAAGGCCGAACGCAACGATCCTCTTCCAGGTGACGAAGGATGATCGTGCGCGACGGCAACTGGAAGCTCTTCGATCATGATTTTCTGACCGGCCGCTCCGTCTGGGTGATGGAGGACGGCAACAGGACCCATTGGCGGACGGACTATCCGGTCGAGAACCTCGTCCGCCAGAACGAATTCAGCCGCAACACCACCGCCGGCAATGCCTTCGGCGAATGGACCAAGGTCGCCTCGATTCCGCTCAACCTCGCCCATTCCGAAAACCTGGTTCGGGCGCATTCCGAAGGTGACGACCGCTATGTGAAGCGGTGGCTCAACGACGGCGACAACCGCGCATGGCGCAGCTTCGAGGGACATCTATGATCATATCCGACTATGCGTCGCTCCTGGTCGACGCCGGCGACTATTCCGGCCGCGACGACGTCGCCCATCTCTTCCCGCGTTTTCTTGCGCTCGCGGAGCTCAAGCTCAATCGTGTGATGCGGACTGCCGACATGGAGAAGACGGCGACGGTGCCGCTGGCGGAGGGCGAGGGCAGCCTGCCGGCGGATTTCGTCGAGGCGCGGCAGGTACTATCCCCTGACAGCCGGGCGCTCCGGGCGCTGCCGCTGCAGGAACTGAGCAGCCACGTGATCTCCGACTGTCCGCCGATTGGTTATGCAATCGTCGGCAGCGCCATTCAGGTGCGGCCGAAGGGCGGCGGGGACATCCGCCTGACCTACTACGCGAAAATTCCGGCGCTGACACCCGCGGCGCCAAGCAACTGGCTGATCGAAAAGGCGCCGGACGTCTATCTCTACGCGCTCGTCGAGGAGATCGCCATCTGGGAACGCGATGCCGACAAGGCCGGCGCTGCCGAGGCACTGAAGCGCCAGGCGATGGCCGGGCTCGGGCTTGCCGACGAGCGCCTGCGCTGGGGCAACGCCGAAATCGTCATCGGAGGGCTCACGCCATGACGCTGCTGACCGTGATCAACAAAGTCTCGGACATCGTCTCGCTCGACCGCTTCGACAGCGTCTACGGGACGAATGATCCGAATGCGCAAACAATGGTGGCACTCGCCGAGGAAGCGGGCGCGGAGATCGCCCGACGCGCCGACTGGAAGCGGATGCTGAAGACGCATGCTGTCTCCGCTTCGCCGGAAATCCTGCCCGCCGACTACCAGCGGCTGGCACCCGGCGGGGGGGTGCGGGCCGCCGCCGGCGGCTTCTTCCGGCCGGTCAGCAACGGGGCGCAATGGGCGGTGATCGTCGGCGTCGGCTCGGCGGAGCCCTATTGCCACCTCAGCGGCAGGGAGATGCTCTTCTCGCCGGCTGGTTCCTCCGCAGACGCGACGATCGACTACGTCTCGAAAAATTGGGTGCTCGGCGATCCTTACGAGGAACGCGACGCGTTTCGCGCCGACGACGATACGACGCTCTTTCCCGAGCGGTTGCTGAAGAAGGGGCTGATCTGGCGCTGGAAGCGCCAGAAGGGCCTTTCCTTCGAGGACAACCTCGCCGAGTTCGAGGCGGATCTCCTGCAGGAGATCAATGCGGACAGGGGGATCTCATGATGAGAGTTCGCCCTGGCCGCCTGCCGCAAACCAACCGCGGATCGGTGAGCATCGGCCGATCGCAGGCCTCGCAATCTGTGACCTTCCCGGCGCCGAAAGGGGGACTGGTGACCAGCACCGACATGGCCTCGCAGGCACCGGGCTCCGCCACCGTGCTTACGAACTTCCTGCCGACGCTTGCCGGATGCAAGATACGCGGCGGCTCACGCAAGGTCGGGCTCGCAGCCGATGGGGGCGCCATCCGCAGCGCCTTCAGGTACAAGTTCGGCAGCAACGAAAAGCTGTTCATGGCGACGGCTACCGCGATCTACAACATGACAGCCCCCACAGTCCCGCCGGCGACGACGGCCGCGGCAGTGAGCGGGCTTGCCGGCGGCGACTGGTGCGCCTTCCAGCACACCACCGCCGGCGGCTCCTTTCTCGTCTGTCTCAATGGCGCCGACACGCGCCGCATCTATGACGGCACCGTCTGGACAACGACGCCGACGATCACCTTTTCCGACAGTACGACGATGGCGGAGCTCAACTACGGCTGGCTGTTCAAGAACCGCGAGTTCTTCCTGAAGAACGCGACGCTCGACGCTTACTACCTGCCGGTGAACGCGATCGGCGGCGCGGCTGCCGTGTTCCCGCTCGGCGGCGTGATGAAGAAGGGCGGCTCGCTCATCACCGGCTTTTCCTGGTCGCTGGAAAGCGGCGACGGCCTTTCCGATCTCTGCGTCTTCGTCTCGACGGAGGGCGAAATTGCGGTCTATGCCGGTTCCGACCCTTCGAGCGCCAACGATTTCGCGCTGAAGGGCGTCTACCAGATCGGCAAGCCGCTTGGAAAGAATGCCTGGATCCGCGTCGGCGGCGACGTGCTGATCGCGACCTCGGACGGGCTGACGCCGATGTCGCAGGTGTTTCAGCGTGACCGGCAGGCGCTGAGCCAGGTTTCGGTCTCGCGGCCGATCGAGGACGACTGGAGGCAGGCGGCGAACGCCACCGGCGCCGGCTGGACAATCAAACCCTGGGCCGAGCAGAACCTGGTTTTCGTCGCCTTTCCGGACAACAGCGTCGTCAGCGACACGACTTTCGTGTTGAATGTCTTGAGCGGGCGTTGGGCGACAATCAGCAACTGGCGGGCCAACTGCTTCGAGACGCTGCAGGGCGGGCTCTTCTTCGGCTCCCGCAATGGCTATTGCTGGCAGGGCGACACCGGCGGCACCGACGACGGGCTGACTTTTGTCGCCAGCTATCTCTCGCAGTTCACGCCGGCCGGTCAATTCGGCCAGCGCACGGCGGCGACGATGGCGCATATGTATTTCCGCGCCAAGACCCGGCCCAAGGTGCAGCTCTTCGCCCGCGCCGATTTCGACCGGACCACGCCACCCTTCGACCGGGTGACGGAAGGCGACACGGCGTCGCCGGAATGGGACGTGGGCCTTTGGGAGGTGGCGCGCTGGGACGGCGTGTCGCAAGCGCTGCGCTACGACTTTCGCCAGAACGTGCGCGCAAGCGGCGACATGCTGGCGGTCGGTTGTGTGATCACCTCCGGCGGCGCGGTGAAGCTCGACATCGAGGTCGATCTTGCGACGCTGCAGGTCGCAGCCGGGGAGGCGAGTGCTTGAACATCATCTGGGGCGGGGCGGGCGACCCCGCGACCAACCATGCGATCGCCGGATTCGTCGCCGCCCATATCGACGGCTGCGAAAGGGGCTTTGCCGACTTCACCACGCTGGGCGTGACGGAGGAGGGAAGGCTCGTCGCCGGCGTCGTCTACCACAATTATTCGCCTGAAGCGGGCGTCGTCGAGCTTTCGGCCGCCGCCACCAGCAAAGGCTGGCTGACGCGGCCGGTGCTGAAGGCCATGTTCGGCTATCCCTTCGACGAGATCGGCTGCCAGATGGCGGTGCTGCGCGTCTCGGAGGAGAATGCTGGCATGGTCTCGATCGCCCGGCGCTTCGGTTTCACGAGCTACCGCATCCCCCGCCTTCGCGGGCGGGATGAGGCGGAGATCATCTTCACTCTGACAGACAACGACTGGCGGGCGCATCCCGTCAATCGATTCCAATCGTAGCGCGGCATGCGAGCGGAAAACCGCGCACACTTTTCCTCATCCCGCTCAAAAGGTGTTCTATGGGAAAATCAAAAGCGCCCGCTCCTCCGGATCCGAAGGCGACGGCAGCGGCACAGACCGCGACCAACATTGGCACGGCGGTTGCCAACGGATACATGGGCAATGTCAACCAAATGACGCCGGACGGCAGCCTCACCTACAGCTATACGACGCAGAAATGGACCGACCCCTTGAGCGGGAACGTCTACGACCTTCCCGTCGCGACGGCGAAACAGGAGCTTTCCGATGCGCAGAAGGCCATCAAGCTCCAGACGGAGGCGGCCGAGAAGAACCTTGCCACGCTGGCGAACACGCAATCGAGCCGGCTGAACGATCTGCTCGGCAAGCCGATGGACATTTCGAAGGCCCCGGCCGCCGGCGACCCTTTGAAGCTGACACTGCCGCGATACCAACAATTTTCCAGCGGACCCGAGCTCGCAACGTCCGTCGGCAATGCCGGCAACATTGCGCGCAGCTACGAGACGGACTTCGACACGTCGAAATACGAGAATGCGCTGATGGCGCGGCTCAACCCGCAGTTCGAGCGCGACCGGGCGGCGCTGGAAACGCGGCTTGCCAACCAGGGCCTGCAGCCGGGATCGGAGGCCTATAACCGGGCGATCGACGAGGCGAACCGGACGTCCAACGACGCCCGCATCGCTGCCGTGCTGAACGCCGGGCAGGAGCAGACGCGTCTCGCCAATCTCGCCAACCAGAAGGCGAGCTTCGAGAATGCGGCGCAGGCGCAGGGCTACGCCCAGGCTCTGCAGAACGCCGACTTCGGCAACAGCGCCAAGCAGCAGATGCACCAGAACGGCCAGTCGGCGACGGCCGCCAACAATGCGCTGCAAGACCAGAGCTTCAACGCACGACAGGCGCAGATCAATGCCGAGAATACCGCGCGCGCGAACCATCTCAACGAGCAATATGCGTTGCGCAACCAGCCGATCAACGAGATCTCGGCGCTGCTTTCCGGCGCGCAGGTGACGAACCCCAACTTCGTGCCGACGCAGGGGCAGTCGATCCAGCCGGTCGACTATGCCGGGCTGGTGCAGCAGAACTATCAAAACCAAATGTCCGCCTATAACGCCCGGCAGCAGGGAGGCGGCAATCTGCTCGGGAATGTCCTTGGGATGTTCGAGAAGATCCCGCTATCCGATCGCCGCGCCAAGAAGAACATCGAGAAGGTCGGCAGGCTCAAGGGGCACAATCTCTACGAGTTCAACTACAGGGGCGAGCAGGGCCTCGGGCCGAAGCATATCGGCGTGATGGCGCAGGAGGTGGAGAAGACCCGCCCCGACGCGGTGAGCCGCGGGCCGGACGGCTTGCGCCGAGTGGACTACGGCCGGCTTTTTGCGGCCGGGAAGGGGCGGTCCTGACGTAACATTTCATCTCGCTGCAATCCAAAGATGCACGTGTGGAGGTGGCAGGCGCCAGTCCGCCCCAAGCTACATTCCAATTGTTTCGCGGCCTCCCATCGGGAGGCTTTTTTCATGGAGGCTGTCTTGCCAAGAACAGGCGGAGTCTATTCCCCACCGGCGGGCACCAAGGGGGTGCCGAACACGACGATCCAGAGCGTGCCCTATAACGCGCTCATTGACGACCTGACGGCCGACGCCAATGCGGCACGACCGATCACTGCGGGCGGAACGGGCGCCACAAGCGCCAGCGCGGCCCGTACAGCACTCGGCGCCCAGGGAGCAAGCGCGGCGCTGACTTCGATTGCCGGCCTTGCGACGGGTGCGGACAGGATGATCTACACGACCGCGGCGGACGCCTATGCGACGACGACGTTGACGCCGTTTGCGCGGACGCTGCTGGATGACGCAACGGCCGGCGCCGCGCTTACGACGCTCGGCGTTTCCGCTTTTGCGCAGACCATGCTCGACGATGCGGATGCCGCGACGGCGCGTGCGACGCTTGGTGCCAACAACGCCGCGAACCTTACGACCGGCACGATACCCTCAGGCCGGCTTGGCGGCGCCTACGTCGATTTCACTCAGATCGCCGTAACCACGGATGGTGAGGCCGTCAAACTCATCGGCTCGGCGACGGGCGATCCTTATGTCGGATTCTGGAAAGCCAACGACCGCAAGGGCTATATCCAGCACCGGGACGGCACGGCGAACGGCGATGGCATCCGCGTCTCGAACGACGATACGGGTGACTACCTGTATCTGTCGAACGTGAACAGTGTTGACGCGTTGAAATTCTATGACAACTCAGTGGCAGCGCACAATACGATCTGGCACTCGGGCAACCTCGCAGCTCCCGACATCAACACGCTCTACGGCTATACGCCTGCAAGCAATGCGGTCCAGGTGATAGCCGGGAATGGCCTGGCCGGTGGCGGTGCTATTTCCGCAAACCGCACCCTGACATTGGGAACACCCTCGGACATTACGAACGCGACCACGAATTCAGTTAGCGGGACGACCCATACGCATGCGTTGGGGTTCGTGGCGGCGGAGGTTTACACTGGAACATCATCTACTAACACCAGCTTCCCAATAGGGACAGTCCTGGCGATGGCGCAGAATGGCTCCAACCCCGCGCGACAAGCTGCAGTGATCCCCTGTTTGTACAGCACCAACGCTTACGTTCAGAGCGGCTATTCCGGGGCCGGTTCAGCGCTTTCAGGAACTTGGCGTGTGCGAGGGATCGTCACTTCGTCAGATTGGCTTATCATCCAAAGGACCGCATAAGTATGATTAGCTCCACCCAAGGCAGAATGGCGCTCAATGAAGTCCGTGCGATCAGTGCGACCGGAGAGCCGGAAGTTTACGAGCTCTCGATCAACCTGACTGATATAAGCGGTCAAACCTACGATTGCGACTATCTATCGAGACCCGATGATACGTTCGGCCTTAATCCTACCATTCGCAAGTGGCTCGCCGACAATCCGAAATTCCTAATCCAGCCGTACACGCAGCCGACAGGAGAACAGATACGCTCCTTTATGCCCTCGCTTTCAGCACGACAATTGCGTCTGGGGCTTGTCAATGCGGGGATTTCTCCGGTCCAGGTAATGGCTGCGATTGATACCATGCCGGTCGGCCCCGAAAGGGACCGCGTCCAGATCGAATGGGAATACGCCACCTCGTTCAACCGGTTGCAGTCATTGATTGCAGTCATCGGAGGGGCGCTCGGCTTAACCGAGATGCAAATTGACGCAGTGTGGACCGCCGCGCTCGATCTTTAACGCTTTCGCAGCTCGCTACTAGCAAATACTGCGTAGGTCTAGCCGCGACTTGTCTTTGTTGTCGCTCCCTGGCTGTGGGCAATAGTGCTCAGCCGTGGAAGACGAACTCGCCATCAGTCCATGCATAGTTCAAAAAAGCCAGAAAAGCTTGTAACGCGTCTTCCTCCGTGCATCATTCCAGCACATTTTGAAGAACTTTAACCTTGTTAGAAATCTCACCGGAGGAAGTTTTCTTGCTAGTGGTATCCGCCTAACATAAGAGTCCGTATGGGATTCCCTTTGGCGAGTGCGTATGCGAGTGTGGCGCATGCGCACAGGAATAGCCTTCACCGTTTCGCCGACCGATCGCCAACGCCTGAGAGCCCTCATCAGTGATCGCAATGCGCCGCAGAAGCACGTCTGGCGCGCCGAGATCATCCTGCTGAGTGCCGATGGCGTCGGCACCGTCGAGATCATGCGACAGACCGGCAAGTCGAAGACCTGCGTGTGGCGCTGGCAGGAGCGCTTCGCCACGGAAGGCTTCGAGGGTCTCTTGCGCGACAAGACGCGCCCCTCGCGCATTGCGCCGCTCGGGCCGGAGATCGGCGAGCAGGTGGTGGCGCTTTCGCTTGCCGACCCGCCGGGCGAGACGACGCACTGGACTGCCGACATGATGGCGGCCGAGGTGGGCGTCAGCGCCAGCGCGGTGCGCCGCATCTGGAAGGCGCACGGTCTCCAGCCCCACCGCTGGCGGGCCTTCAAGCTCTCCAACGACCCGCAGTTCGTCGCCAAGCTCAAAGACGTTGTCGGCCTCTACGTCGACCCGCCGGCCCATGCCATCGTGCTGTCGGTCGACGAGAAGAGCCAGATCCAGGCGCTCGACCGCACCCAGCCCGGCCTGCCCCTGAAGAAGGGCCGGCTCGGCACCATGACCCACGACTACAAGCGGCATGGCACGACCACGTTGTTTGCCGCCCTCAACGTGCTCGACGGCACCGTCATCGGCAGGAACATGCAGCGTCACAGGCATCAGGAGTTCATCCGTTTTCTCAACGCCATCAACGCCCAAGTGCCGGCCGACAAGGCGATCCACGTCATCCTCGACAACTATGCCGCCCACAAGCATCCCAAGGTGCGCGCCTGGCTCGACCGCCATCAGCGCTTTACCTTCCACTTCACGCCGACGTCCTGCTCGTGGCTCAACGCCGTCGAGGGCTTCTTCGCCAAACTGTCGAAGCGTCGCCTCAAGCGCGGCGTCTTTCATTCGGTCGTTGACCTCCAGGCCGCCATCAACCGCTTCCTTACAGAGCACAACCAACAACCCAAGCCCTTCACCTGGACCGCCGATCCCGACAAAATCATCGCTGCCGTCAAACGGGGGCACCAAGTGTTAGATTCCATCCACTCTCATGTTCGCCTTTTCAAGCAGCAGGCATAGAAATTCTCCCGCCCGATTTTCTCGGACGTCGTGTTTCGCATGAGTGCGTCCTGGGGAAAGCAGGAGGCACGGTCAATGAACGACGGTTGATCATGCTCTGATACGCGGGTTGAGTACCGCCGGACCTGATGCGTCGCGGAGCTTCCTCAGTCTAGTTGGCAGCGTCGGAATTAAACCGGCTGATAGTGGAAACGAGGGTTCTCCTGCCGTGACCGTGCCCCCAGCCTTGCCCAGGTGCACATGGCTTCTGATGGGTTCGTTCCTCCTCTTTGCTTTCCTAAGATTTGGCGATGTTCAACGCGGTGAGACCTGGCATGCAATCGCCCAGACGAAGCCCGATAATTCGCGCGCGATCGCCGTGGTTACCGTCGTGGCCGGCTTTCCGGCCTTGGTGAGCTTGCGATAGCGGCCGCAGAGCCGCTCCTGCGCTTTCCACGCCGTGTCGCGGATCGTTTTTGGAAGCTGCTCCTGGCGCAGCAATTGCTCGCGGCTCACCCTTGCGGGAAACCGGTAGCTCCAGGCCGCCTCGATCAACATGCGGCGTGCGGTTCCGTTCCCCGCTTTTGTAATGCCGCCCTGGCGTCGGGTTGCGCCGCTCGAATGCTCCGATGGGACGAGCCCCAGATAGGCCATCAGTTGACGCGGATTGGTAAAGCGACTGATATCGCCCAATTCGGCAATCATCGTTGCTGCGGTCACCAGAGCCATGCCGCGCAGCGATTGCAGCGCCTGGACGACCGGGGCCAATGACCAATCGCTCAACATGATCTCGATTTGCTTCGTCAGCCGATCGCGCCGGTCCGTCGCAGCCTCGATCGTCGCGATATGATCCTCAAGCACAATGTGGTGGGCTGGTTGCGTGAAGCGAAGACCGGCCAGCCAGCGGCGGTGCATCTGCGTCCAGGCTGGACGGCCATAATGGCAGCCATGGCGCAGCAGGAATCCACTGAGTTGCTGGCGCGCCTGTCGCAGGCTGCGCACGGCAGCCAGGCGTGCCCGCACCAGATCGCGCATTGCCTCATGGGCGGGATCGGGGATCCAGACGGCGCTCAGCTCCCCAGCGCGATGAAGCCTTGCCAGATTGTCGGCATCCCGGCGGTCCGTCTTGATGCGATCGCCTGGCTTTCGAGGGATCAAAGACGGGGCGACAACTACGCAGTGATGGCCCGCGGCAGACAGTTGCCGCTGAATGCCGTAGCCGCAAGGTCCGGCTTCGTAGCAAAACTTCAGCGTCCGCCCCGACTGCGAAAGCTTCGCCAGCATGCGGGCCAAGGCCGTTGGTGTGTTTACGATCTGGCCAAACGCGCGCACGTCACCGCGCTTACCGCCATCGGCAAGTGCCACCGAAATCGTTTCTTTGTGAACATCCAATCCGACGTATGTGATAGTCTCGTCCATGGCCCGTCTCCTATGCATGAGGCTCTACGAGAGGATCGCTCTCGCAACCCTCGATACCTGCATATTGTGAGACGGGTCACCCAGCCCCAGGCGAACATTTAGTCTAGCTTATAGCATCCAAATGTATACCTTAGCCGTTGATCAAGCTTGTTACGGAAACTCTTTGCTCCATAACGTTGCTCCGAACCAGAGCCCTCAGTAAAGTCGTATGTTGGTCCTTGCACGTACGCGACCGAGTCACGAACGACAAACTCTGCCACGACATAGGATGCGAGACACCAGGGATTGCCGAGTTCGAACCAGCGTGTCATCAATATGTCTTTGGCGCTGGCCCTAAACAGGCCGTAAATCCATTCTGCCGGGAACGTTAGGTTTCTTGGCACACGCCCTGAAACGTACGATTGGGTGAAGTCAAGGGTGGCTTTATTGGGAGATTTTATTCTGCTTCCGTTCGGCCCGACCACCTTTGTAGAGCATGCCGCAAGTAATTTGGTGGGGTCCCGGTCAAGGGCCTCGACCAAGCACGCCAAAAAATCTGGAGAAGAATGGTCATCGCATGCGCGCAGGCAGAAATATTCGCCACGCGTTGCGCCGAGTTGGAAAGCGCGAGCGAAGTTCTCCGGTGCACTGACATGCTGTTCGTTTCTCACAATGGAGAAGCGACGATCCGATCTACAAAACTGCTCAGCGACGGCTAGTGTGTCGTCTGTCGATTTATTGTCGACAACAATCGCTTCGAAATCTCGAAACGTCTGATCGGCGATGCACTGTAGACTGCTGAAGAGAGTCCTTTCACCGTTGTAAACAGGAAAGACGACCACGACCTTCGATTTGGCCATTAATTTGTCTCGGAATTGGATTCTTGCTGCTCATATCGAATGTTGCCACGGCCCGCAACCGGGCACATCCAAGGGTAACAGGACAGCGACGTTGGCAGTGACGTCGATGTTGCGAGTCGCCCAGCATATCTCGGCTTCGTAATGGTTCTCGCTGAGTGGTTAGACGCGGAGGCGCGATTGCTGTTTGCCACTGATTGACGTTGACTTGGTATCTTCCTCCTACCCCTAGCGAGGACGGATTTCGAGTTCATTGGCAAACGGCTCACGATTGCGGCTAAACTAACGGCGCAAACCGGCCCCACTCGGAGTTGGAACGCTGGCCGCCTCATCTTAGGCCGTCCGCGACCTATGGCCCTTGCGCCGGCGTGGATATAGTGGCGGAGTGTGAAATGGGTATCCGCGAAGTCAAGAAGCGCCTTCGGTTCCTTGCAGAAGGCGAGGACTCTCTACCCGGTTACAAGGCCGACGGCTTCAGGGTCATAAACAAGAACACGGATTTTCTGAACGAGCCGCGATTTGCCGCTGCTTGGCGCTTCGCTGAGGCGGGTAACAGAGCGGCGTGGCAGAAGCGCAAGCGTGTCCCTGACATTCGTTGGCGGGCTCACACGTGCTGCTTTGCCGCACTTCGAGCGCTCAAACTTCAAGGCGATTTCGTCGAATTCGGCGTGAACGCCGGCCTGCTTTCGATGACCGTTTGTGAGTATCTTAATTTTTGCGTGCTCGACCGGAAATTCTGGCTCTTCGACACCTTCGCAGGCATTCCCGAAGGCGAGATGACTGTTAACGAGGCAATGCTGGCAAAGCAGCGTAACTCGGGCATCTATTTCGATGTTCATGAGATCGCAAAGCGAAACTTCTCCAAGTTCGAGAATGCAATTTTGGTAAAGGGACTTCTGCCGGCAACCCTGGATGGCGTACCGATCGAAAAGATTGCCTATCTCTCAATCGACCTCAATGTCGCGAAATACGAGCAAGAATGCATAGAGAGGGTCTGGGATAGGGTCGTCACCGGGGCGACTATCGTGCTTGACGACTACGCCTTTAGAGGGTGCGAGCAGCAGAATGCGATGTGGAATGAGTTTGCTGCTGCCCATGGGCAATCAATATTGACCATACCGACCGGTCAAGGACTATTGGTGAAGCAGTAAAGGAACGTTCTGTCGTCGTTCATCATTTGCCTTCTAGAATCGTCTAGACTAAATGTTCGCCTGGGGCTGGGTGACCCGTCTCACAATATGCAGGTATCGAGGGTTGCGAGAGCGATCCTCTCGTAGAGCCTCATGCATAGGAGACGGGCCATGGACGAGACTATCACATACGTCGGATTGGATGTTCACAAAGAAACGATTTCGGTGGCACTTGCCGATGGCGGTAAGCGCGGTGACGTGCGCGCGTTTGGCCAGATCGTAAACACACCAACGGCCTTGGCCCGCATGCTGGCGAAGCTTTCGCAGTCGGGGCGGACGCTGAAGTTTTGCTACGAAGCCGGACCTTGCGGCTACGGCATTCAGCGGCAACTGTCTGCCGCGGGCCATCACTGCGTAGTTGTCGCCCCGTCTTTGATCCCTCGAAAGCCAGGCGATCGCATCAAGACGGACCGCCGGGATGCCGACAATCTGGCAAGGCTTCATCGCGCTGGGGAGCTGAGCGCCGTCTGGATCCCCGATCCCGCCCATGAGGCAATGCGCGATCTGGTGCGGGCACGCCTGGCTGCCGTGCGCAGCCTGCGACAGGCGCGCCAGCAACTCAGTGGATTCCTGCTGCGCCATGGCTGCCATTATGGCCGTCCAGCCTGGACGCAGATGCACCGCCGCTGGCTGGCCGGTCTTCGCTTCACGCAACCAGCCCACCACATTGTGCTTGAGGATCATATCGCGACGATCGAGGCTGCGACGGACCGGCGCGATCGGCTGACGAAGCAAATCGAGATCATGTTGAGCGATTGGTCATTGGCCCCGGTCGTCCAGGCGCTGCAATCGCTGCGCGGCATGGCTCTGGTGACCGCAGCAACGATGATTGCCGAATTGGGCGATATCAGTCGCTTTACCAATCCGCGTCAACTGATGGCCTATCTGGGGCTCGTCCCATCGGAGCATTCGAGCGGCGCAACCCGACGCCAGGGCGGCATTACAAAAGCGGGGAACGGAACCGCACGCCGCATGTTGATCGAGGCGGCCTGGAGCTACCGGTTTCCCGCAAGGGTGAGCCGCGAGCAATTGCTGCGCCAGGAGCAGCTTCCAAAAACGATCCGCGACACGGCGTGGAAAGCGCAGGAGCGGCTCTGCGGCCGCTATCGCAAGCTCACCAAGGCCGGAAAGCCGGCCACGACGGTAACCACGGCGATCGCGCGCGAATTATCGGGCTTCGTCTGGGCGATTGCATGCCAGGTCTCACCGCGTTGAACATCGCCAAATCTTAGGAAAGCAAAGAGGAGGAACGAACCCATCAGAAGCCATGTGCACCTGGGCAAGGCTGGGGGCACGGTCACGGCAGGAGAACCCTCGTTTCCACTATCAGCCGGTTTAATTCCGACGCTGCCAACTAGACTGAGGAAGCTCCGCGACGCATCAGGTCCGGCGGTACTCAACCCGCGTATCAGAGCATGATCAACCGTCGTTCATTGACCGTGCCTCCTGCTTTCCCCAGGACGCACTCATGCGAAACACGACGTCCGAGAAAATCGGGCGGGAGAATTTCTATGCCTGCTGCTTGAAAAGGCGAACATGAGAGTGGATGGAATCTAACACTTGGTGCCCCCGTTTGACGGCAGCGATGATTTTGTCGGGATCGGCGGTCCAGGTGAAGGGCTTGGGTTGTTGGTTGTGCTCTGTAAGGAAGCGGTTGATGGCGGCCTGGAGGTCAACGACCGAATGAAAGACGCCGCGCTTGAGGCGACGCTTCGACAGTTTGGCGAAGAAGCCCTCGACGGCGTTGAGCCACGAGCAGGACGTCGGCGTGAAGTGGAAGGTAAAGCGCTGATGGCGGTCGAGCCAGGCGCGCACCTTGGGATGCTTGTGGGCGGCATAGTTGTCGAGGATGACGTGGATCGCCTTGTCGGCCGGCACTTGGGCGTTGATGGCGTTGAGAAAACGGATGAACTCCTGATGCCTGTGACGCTGCATGTTCCTGCCGATGACGGTGCCGTCGAGCACGTTGAGGGCGGCAAACAACGTGGTCGTGCCATGCCGCTTGTAGTCGTGGGTCATGGTGCCGAGCCGGCCCTTCTTCAGGGGCAGGCCGGGCTGGGTGCGGTCGAGCGCCTGGATCTGGCTCTTCTCGTCGACCGACAGCACGATGGCATGGGCCGGCGGGTCGACGTAGAGGCCGACAACGTCTTTGAGCTTGGCGACGAACTGCGGGTCGTTGGAGAGCTTGAAGGCCCGCCAGCGGTGGGGCTGGAGACCGTGCGCCTTCCAGATGCGGCGCACCGCGCTGGCGCTGACGCCCACCTCGGCCGCCATCATGTCGGCAGTCCAGTGCGTCGTCTCGCCCGGCGGGTCGGCAAGCGAAAGCGCCACCACCTGCTCGCCGATCTCCGGCCCGAGCGGCGCAATGCGCGAGGGGCGCGTCTTGTCGCGCAAGAGACCCTCGAAGCCTTCCGTGGCGAAGCGCTCCTGCCAGCGCCACACGCAGGTCTTCGACTTGCCGGTCTGTCGCATGATCTCGACGGTGCCGACGCCATCGGCACTCAGCAGGATGATCTCGGCGCGCCAGACGTGCTTCTGCGGCGCATTGCGATCACTGATGAGGGCTCTCAGGCGTTGGCGATCGGTCGGCGAAACGGTGAAGGCTATTCCTGTGCGCATGCGCCACACTCGCATACGCACTCGCCAAAGGGAATCCCATACGGACTCTTATGTTAGGCGGATACCACTAGCGTAGCGAGGAGAATGCAAATGGCAGCGTTATCGTTTAAACTCTTGTTGGCGGCCGCAACAGTAGCTACCTCGATTGCCGCGCCAACAGGCGGCTTTTCTCAAGACTTCGACATCTATATCGGCCGCACAGGTCCACGTTACCACGATGAGTATCCGCCGAGGCGATATTATCGAGAGAACTACCCGGAAGAATATCAGTGCACGACACGTCAAGCCCTCCATCTGGCTCGCCGGTATCTTCGAAATCCCAGAATCGGGCGGACATCGAATAGCGCCATCGAAGTAAGGGGCATCGGTCGTCGAGGGGAACGCAACCGCGTCGTCTTCGGAGCCGACCCTGGCTGCCCGCGAATCGACTAGCCGTCGCGACGGCGCCTGATGACCAAACCCTGAACCCCCGCGATAAGCGGGGTTTTCCTTTCCAAACACCAAAGGTACCACCATGACCCACACCATGCCTCACGGCGCGGCGCTTCTGCTCGCCTTCATCCGCGAAGCGGAAGTCGGGCGGAACGACCGCGCCTCCTATGATGTGATTTATGCCCACAGGCAAGGCGGCCTGACGAAGCCGCTGACCGCGATGACGCTCGGCGAGGTGATTGCGGCCCAGAAGACCTGGTCGAAGGCGCATGGGTCGAGCGCTGCCGGCGCCTACCAATTCATGCGCGCAACGCTGATCGGGCTGCTGCGGGAAATTCCGTGGCTCAAGGAGGAGCAGATCTTCGAGCCCGCACTTCAGGACAGGTTGGGGCTTCATCTCCTGAACCGCCGCGGTTTCGCAAGCTTCGTTTCCGGCGAGATCAGCGCGACCGAGTTCGGCCGGCGGCTGGCGATGGAATGGGCATCGCTTCCTGTGCTTGCCGACACCGACGGCGACCGGCGGCGGGTGAGGCGCAGGCAGTCCTATTATGCCGGGGACGGGTGCAATAAGGCGCTGGTGAAGCCGGATAGGGTCGAGGCGGTGCTCCGCCAGGTACTGCTGCCTCTCGCTCCTCGGATGAGACATCGGAACCGGCGGAGGACGTGTCGCCCCCAAAGGTGCGGTCCGAAGTGCGGCACAGGCCCGTTGCCCGTTCCGGGCGGTTCTGGACATGGCTGTTGACCGCCGGTGGAACGATCATCACAGCGCTCAAGGAATTGAACCTCGTGGCGCTCGACTGGCGGGTGCAGCTTGCCATTCTGGCGACGATCGTCGGCTTCGCGATCTATGCAATCTCGTCGATGCCGGCGGTTCGGGACGCCCTGGGGCTCGGGCGATGAACATACCATGGGGCAAGTTCCTGGGCGGCCTGCTTGTGTGCGCCGCCCTTTCCTGGGCCGTGCTGGAAATTCGTGAAAACGGAGCGCAGGCGGTCCGCAATTCAATCGAAAGGCAAAACAATGAAGCGGCGGATAGCGCTGATGCGAAGCGCCTTGACTATGATGCCTGTTCTGTTTCTGGCGGGTTGTGGAACTTCGGCGCCGGCAAATGTCAGCGGCCTGCGCGCGGTGGTCCGCACTGACCTCGCCGGGGCTCGCGGTGCCACGGCCGCAGACCAGCGCAGGATAGACCGGACGGTCGTCGGGCTTTGTGCCGCGTCCGTCTGGACAAAGGGTGAATGCGCGAAGCACGGGGAGCGGCGGGATGGTTGACGCCACGGTTCACCAACAGCTCGGGACCCTGATCGCCGAGGTGAAGAATCTGCGCGAGGATTTCCGCCGGTCGGAGGACCGGTCCGATGCCGGGCGGACGTCGATGAACCGGCGCATCGACGAACTCGTCGAACGGGTCGGAACGCTCGAGGGATCGTTGACGCTCGTCAAAGACGAAATTGCCGAGATGAAGCCGGTGACCGAGGACGTCCGCAAATGGAAGCTGATAGGGATGGGGGCGCTTGGCGTCATCGGCCTCGGCGGCGCGGCAATCGGCGTCACCTTCGCCGATGTGGCCAGACGGGCGGTCATGCTGCTCAGGGCAGTATGACGTCGCGTTTGCCAGTGCAGGCGCAGCGCGGTCAGACATCTATCTTCGTCGCGTCGGCTGAACGCCCGCTACTACAGCGCCGCGTGTCTATCAGACGCGCAAGGGTCGCTGTAGCACTTTGAATTGCTGCATGTTTTTATCCTTGAATCGGCGACGATTTAAGGAAACCTGCAGTAGATCAGTCGTCGTCGAAGAGGAGGAAGTCCCGGTAACGTCGACTGACCAGCAGCAACGAGCGATCCGGCTCGATCACGTAGGTCTCGTAAACGCGTCGACCGAACCGGTCGATGAACTGATGTGGCACGATGCTGCCGACCGGCGCCTTGGTGAGCTTCGTACGCGGCTGGCCGCGATAGGTGATGCTGCCGGGAATGGGCTCAAGGTAGGGCGAATAGCCCACCGAAGACGTAGTCACCTCACAGCTGGTGAGCAACAAGGCAGTGCAGAGGGCGGGAAATACGTGTTTCATGGCAATCTCCGAATTGTAGAGTTCCTAGCGCCTCAGTCGAAGCTGCCGCCCAAGCTCGAAGCGGGCAGGATGGCGCAATCTCGTCAATCGCGCCTCGTGATGAAGTCGTAATCTATGTAGCGGCGAACCAGCTTCAATGAGCGGTCGGACTGGATCACATAGGTTTCGCGGGCCAGCCCGCCTTGCTGCGTGAAGAACTGGTGCGGCACGATGCTGCCGACCGGCGCCTTGGTGAGCTTGGTGCGCGGCTGGCCGCCATAGGTGATGCTGCCGGGGATCGGCTCCAGTTCGGGCGGCGTGGTGGTGCAGGCCGTGAGGAGGAGTGCGGCTGCGCAGGCGATAGAAGCGAGTTTCAT